GACTCGACTGCACGGACTGCTTGATAGGCACTCCCCATGCTACCTGACTGAGAAGCTGCTGGTCTCCTGCGTTGATCGAGGATATGAGGTCCTCAAACGTAATCCTCCTGACTGATCCGTCCACTTCGACCAGAACGCTGTTTCCTTTGATAATGCGGCTTACTAATGCCGCATTTGCTAATACTTCTTGTCCCATTTTCTTTTTTCGTTTATAGTGTCGTTTACGTTATTCGTTCCAAGTGACCTCAGCAGTGACTTCCACGTCGTTCTGCTCTCCGTTTCGGTCTGTCTCATCTGTTGTCACGGTTATGCTGTTTGTCGCCGATGACTTGATCGAAGTCCATGTGCTTTTCTCCATCACATCCATTCTCCAGACGGGATTGGAAGGCGAGACTGTTGCATTGGTCCTCATGTTCACGATCTTGGCGGCGACTGTGACCGGCTTGCCGGTATCGACTTCCTTGTTTTCAGATGAAATGTAACATATCACCTGCATGTCGTCGAGGGTGTCCGTGATCCTGATACCGGTCCTGTAGATTGGAGTCGTGTCGGAAGAAGACCTGAAGAACTCTGCAATGAACAACTGTGTTCCGTCGATGTCGGAACGTCCTACGGTGATTGTCTTCTGACCATTCTTGTCACTCCACAGAGTATCATCCTTATACCACTTGACATAGTAGTCTGCCAGGTCCTGAGAGGCAAGCATCAGTTTCGTGGTCAGGGTCGAGGTCGTGACGGCTTCTGTGATCTGCTCTGTAGAAGCAATGACGGAACCGAAGTACGAGGATGCTCCTGCCAACTGGATAATGACATCAATGCTCTTGGTCAGATTGTACTCCACACCTCCGACTGAGGCCTGGCATGTGAATGTAAGGCTGTCGTTCGCCGTGTTAATTTCACTCGCAAGGTTGCCGATGATCTTCAACGCTCCCGTAACGAGGTTAAGAGAGAATTTTCCGGTTGAATCCGTCTTCCAGTTTCCAGAGGTTGCTCCGTTGAAGACAATTTCGACACCGTTGTTTGACCACCCGAAGTTGGATAGGGTCACAGAATTGCCTCGTACAGAGGCTGCCTTCGGGGTTATGACAGGCTGATTGGCTTCATCCCCCCAATCCGGTGTCACGGCCAGCGTGTCTTTGTCGATACCCTGATAGAGGGGCTTGCCGTTCAACTCCAATGTCAGGTACAGCGAATCTCCGTTACGGAGTCGCTTGATGGTTATACTACCTTGTGTACTTTGGCTCATATTTTCCAGTCTCCTTTTCTGATTGTCTGTTTGATACTGATTATGTCATATATTTCCGCTTCGAGAATCTTCGCCCGGTCTTCCAGCGACTCGGCCTCACGGATATACGGGCAAGTCATGACCTCCTTCTCATTAAGGATCACCTTCCCCTCAGAGTGATAGTGCCCGTCTGTGACGATTCCATAATTCTTTGCCTGGTCCGCATTCGCAATAAGGTATCTCATGTCAGTTGATTATGTATTTATTGCCGTTTTCATCTGTGTAATAGTTGCCGTTGCCGTCTGTGGCAAAGGAATATGCCGGCTTGAGTTCGGCTTCGGTAATGGTATCGAGCCAGTTGTCGGTGTATGTGTTTCCGAGCCCGGTCTTGCTTATCTCGAAGTAGGCTCTTTCGCCCTCATTATGCACGACACCTTTATTGGCAGCGGTGTCGGTCTTCCAGACAATCTTGATGACTCTGCCCGGACATTCCACCACCTGCCCCTCGCTATCCACCATAGCCTTGTCAAATCTCATGGAGTCTCCCGGGGCTATTGAGGTTCCGTTGGTGGGCTTGCAGGTGAACTTTCGGTAAACTCTGTTCACCGAGAACTGAATCTGTGAGACCGTTTCACCGTCAATGTATGCAATGATGAGATAGTCTGATTTCGTCACGACCCTCAAATCAATGCTGATGGTGGTCGGAGAGATTGAGATAATCTCATCGTTGCCAGCATAGAGTTGAGTAAGGGTCTTGGTTCCTGTAATGCGGAACAACTTGACAGTGTAGCCCTCAGAAAGAATCTTGTTGCCCTTATGTAGCGAGACCGGAATGCTTCTCAGATATGAATTCTCATCCATAGCCTCCTGCCGGGCTGAACTGCTGGCAGAAATAAGACCCTGAGCCACCTTGTGCTCGTAGAGGTGCAGACGGTCAAGGAACGGATCATAGCGGATGATCTGGTCTTCTCCGATAGACAGAGAGTAGGTGTCCTTTGACTTGTCTGCAGTCGATAATATGATTTCCTCCGTGACTACTGGTATATTGACACCGAGCCTGTTGTCGGCGATAACGCCTTCAAAGCGAAGTGTCACCTTCTCTTCCGGCAGGATGTTCCTCATGATGGTGAGTGATCCTCTTGTAGAACCTACGGTATCTATGCTGTAGAGCCCCTGCCAGTCACTGAGGGTCGTGATGTCCTTGCCGTTCACATACCATACCATGTCGGCGAGGTACTGGTTGGAGTGTGGATCATGCCAACTTCCGTCGCTGGCCGATGCGATCACTTCGGGACGGATGACCGTCGGAGTGACCTCCCTGTCTGGTTCATACTGTCCGTTTTCAGAGTTGAACACCTGAGTGTATGGACTCGTAGGCGTGTCACACACCACCGAGACCGCCACATTCAGCGGTGCAAAATCTTTCCTTATTCGTTTTCTTCCGGTCTCCATATTGTCAAACGGTTATTGTGTATGCTGCGGTACTGCCGTCCGAAAGTTCTGCAGTGAATGTGAACAGGGTGCTTACTGCGGCAGTACCCAGATCGTTCTCGTCCTTTGTGTAGCAGATTTCCAACTGACCGCTGAAATTCTTTACTTTATCCTTGAGCAGCCATGCCTGGTCGTCAGATGGATCACCGCTGTCCCTGACTACTGACCACGACTTGACGCTCTCCGTAACGTCATCCCAGCCCTTGAACACTGAGCAGGTCGCCGTCACAGATTCTCCATAGGCGAGGAAATTATCGCCTTGAGTGTCAATCTTCATCTGCAACGGTATATGCTCCAACTGTTCGATGGTGCCGGTCATGTATATGTTGTTCAGATATGCAGAATAGCCTTCCATCTGCATTCCGAAGACAGACAGATTGGTGAGATCACCGAACTGTGCCCCGACATTCTCTGCGGTGAACTCCCAGTTGTTCACATCCTTCAGGTATCGTTCGTAGGTTCTTGTCGAGTATCTTGATGTCTGACGTTTCTTGTCGCTGAAATTGCCGTATGCGATGAAGTGCATGAGACTATGAGGCTGACGGAGTTTCGGCCATCTGTCAGACACCGGTCTCAGGGCATAGGCGAACTTCGTGTTCCTTCCCGTCTCCAGAATCTCCGTGACTCTGAAATAGCAGGTGTAAAAGCCTGAGACTTCAAAATTTCCAAGACCGTCGTCAGAATCAGCCCACGAATTGTTGTCTGTGTTGATAGCATCATGATAGATTCCCTGACAGATGTCATCTACGGCAATAGCCCCGATTTCTCCCTCTTCCAGTTTAAGAGTAATCACTCCTGTATTGAGCTGGTTTCCGTCCTCATCGTAATCTGGCTCGAATGACTCGATTATGCCACCTCCCGGGCCGTTCCACTTGTTGCCAAGGTCAATCACGACGCGGTTGAACCTGTATTCTGCCGCTTCAAGAGCCTCTGCCACGAAGATGTTGCGGAACCAGCCGTTTCCATGCTCGTCCACCTTGCCGCCGAATCCGGTTGGACCTTCCGCGAAGTCCTTTCCGAACTGGGTACCTTTCTCTGCCGTGAACTTGCCACCCACAGCAAGGTCCTTAGGTGTCCTGTCTCCGATGTCCTTTCTGATGAAGTATGGAAGACACATGCTGAGAATGTCAAGTCCCTGCATTCGGCTGAGCATTTCAGCCTTTACGGCACTGATGGTATTCTGGAGGGCATTACGGTTTACAGTTATCGCGTCGGACAGTTCCACCTTAACTTCTGGAAGGTCTTCACCCTCAGTCACTGTGTAGGTGAAGTGAGATACATAGAACAGAGACAACTTGCCGTTGTATTCGACCTGAAGCCTTGCGTTGTGATCTATCTTTGCATAGATTTCAGGCAACTCTTCCGATGAAATGCGGCTGAAGTCCACAGAAAAGCCATACTGCGGACTGTTGTTCGCTGCCATGAAGCGGATTATTTCGGCTTCAAGGTCTGCCTCTGCCTTCAGTATGTATGCGTTCGGTAGCAGAATGCCCGTGATCACGAATGTGTCTCCCACGCCAGGGCGATATTCGTTCAAGGCGTTAGGCATGATGACCCCGAATGTGGAATCCTCCTTTTCGAGAGCGACCCAGACTTCATAATGCCTTGTGTCGTTCTGCCTGTCCTGCGGAGACTCGTTGTTCATGCGGACATTCCCGGCAGAATCTCGCATAAGATTCCCCAGCGAATCCACCTGTACGAGATTCTTCTGTGTCTCCTTGCCTACCATGACACGGAAAGGGCACGGGGCACATGCACCGGAGTCCATGACGAAAGTCATTTCCGCTGTCTCTATGGCCTGGTCGAAGAGATTGAAGCCATAGTCGCCGTCAAACTTCGGCAGCTTGACGTAGAAGAATGGATGCAGCAGATTACCTTCCTCGTCAGTCTCGTCGTTGTCATCCTTGTCAAAGGCAATATCGAGGAACTGGGCTATTATCTGTCCGCTTGCGTTCTTTATGCCCCTGACAGTAGGCTTGATTTCCTCGAATTTCTCCTTATGCTCGCCCGGATTTGATGGTGAGTACTCATTCTCGAACACTATGTCAGCACCGCTGTCAGGATCCTTCAGAGTGCCGTTCACTGCATTGTAGAACCTTTCAGCCCCGAGACTCTGTCGGTATATAGGCGGCATCAGCACGGAACATGGAGTTATGTATGCCCCCTTCTCCTGAATGAATCCGTCACCATGGGAATATGACCCCGAAACGGATATGCCGATGTCGGACAGATCAATATCCTCTCCGTTGCCGTTCCTCCACGTTCCTGAAGCCCCACTTGTGTACGTGAAACTGGCCTTGTAGTTCATCCTGCCGAGATAGTGGAAGGTCATCTTGAGCCTGAGAGAGTACTGACCGGCGGCAAGCCCCTTGAGGCTGACTGCCGCCCCGTCATTATATACGGTGACGGAGTCTCCGGAAGGTGTGATGAGGGTGCAACTCTCCA